CTCGTTGAGTTTTGTCTCCATTTCATCAAGTTTTTCTACCATGCTCTCAAGCACATCATATTTATCTTCAGGGATTGATACATAATGTTCTTCAAAAAGTCCTTTCAGACCAGTCATGAAGGATTCGGTTAACTCTTCCTTCAGACCACCTTCAATAGCGAGTGTGTTCTCTTGGAACCACTCATCTGCAACATACTCAAGGTAAGAATCGACACGCTCTGAAAGAGTTTCTGCAATTTCTTGGACCTCTTCAGTTAGACGCTCTTCATATTGAGCCTCTAGTGATTCTTTAACCTGATTTACTTTTGAGATAATTGCTGCCTCAAAAATTGTTTTTGCCTTTTCTTTAAACTCTTCAGAGAGTTCTTCACCTTCAATAAGTGCATTGACATCTTCTTCGATGTCATACTGCTCTTCTACTACTTCTTCTTCTTCTTCACCTTCTTCCTCGGTGTCTTCTTCTACTTCTTCTTCTTCAGAAATTACAGACTCAATCTCTTCGGTCTCTTCTTCTGAGATTAGATCTTCATCTTCAAGTTCTTCCTCTTCTTTCATTCCACGCATTCCTTCAGCAGGCTTTGCACCTTTGTTTAGGACATCCTTAACTTGCTTAAGTGATCCTCCAGGTGTTTTCAGTTTTGCTGAATCATCATCACACTTATAATTTTCTGGTGTAGGTCCACCTAGATCTTCCCAAGAACCACTCTGACCATCTGGAATATTACCAGATAGTTTAGGCATTGGTTCCGCTGCTTTTGCGCCAGCATTGACTGCAGTTTTGGATTGCTTTGTGCCTACTTCCATTTCTTGTAATTGTTTACCACGAGACATTTGAACTCTCCGATTTTCCTGTATGAAATCTATATTTATTTATAAATTAATAAATTACAAAGAATTAATGAAATCGTTGAATAAGTTTAGTTTATGCTCTTCTAATCTTTTTTGATCTACAAGAGTATTAATTCTTCTTTGAGTTTGCTCAGCAAGTTTCTCACGGAGAATTCCACCATCCCAAATCCACTCCTTTCCTTCCATAATTCCTTGAACAAAAGCATCAGGAGCTGAAGGATCTGCAACAATGTCTGCAGCAGTAGCAAGCATAAAATCTTCGCCAACTTCACTAAAACCTTCTCTTGTTGGTCTCAATGAACCAATACCACGAGAAGAAACGCCAAGAGTTACTCCATCTTTTAGAAGTGACTCTGCAATCTTACCCATTGGAGTGGATAAGATTTGTGCCTTACCGATCCAATTATTTCCTTCACAAGTAAGAGAAACAATTTTATGAGAAACCCTATCAAGATTTACTGTTGGTCCATCAGGATGTCCAAGTTCTCCTAATGCACGACCTCTTTCCACATACTGTTCGTTATAACGCTTTACCTCTCTTTCCATAATGGAAAATGAATACTTTCTACCGTTGCGATTGACGCACTCTGATTGTAGAAAAATACCTTCAATGAAAAGAATTTTTTTGCCACCAACACTTTCGGTGATGACTTCAACCTTTTCGATTTCTTCTCTGATTAGTTTCATTGTTCTTAGTTAGTAAATCCTACTTTTGATGCCTTAATTTCAGATGATGTCCAAATAACATCGGTTGAAAGTTTCTCTAAAAATTCAACACTGTTTCCGGGCATACTAAAATATGCTGTTGTTGCAGCACCGACAATAGTAGAAACTCCAACAGTTACAATTCCACTTGTATTATTGTGAAGTCTCACGCAAGTTGCACTGCTAATACTAGTTGCTGTACCGGCAGAAACTGCAGTTGATACTTCAGACTCAATTATTTTCGTTCTTTGCATCTCTATTGTATAATACTTAATAGTTATTTATTTATCAATCTTCTTCAGCATCAATATCTTCAGAGTCTTCTTCTCCAAAAAGACTTGCAGCTACTGTCGGTCTAAAAGAGTCAATTTTTTCTGAAGACTTTGCAAATAGAATATCCTTTATTTTATCACTTATTTGTGAGGGAGATTCATCTGACAGAATCATATCCATTAAATCATCCATTTTTTTAATAAACTTCAAAAATCAATAGTATTTATATTTCTCCACCCTTAGGAATTTGTGGTGCTTGGACTGATTTTGACTGAGATTCTAAATCTGGTTCCATAACTGGTTTTCCAAGATCCATTTCGGATGGCCCTGCTTCTAAAGGCATACCTGTTTCTGGATCAACCGGAGCATTTGGATCGGGAATAATACCATTCTCAATCTCCTTCTTAATTAATTCATCTTGCTCGATAATTTCTACATCAGTTTGTCTAAGTATTTTTCTTCTAACATAATCTTGAGAGAAGTACTTTCCTACATATGGTTCTGCTGTAGCAACCATATTCAATCTCTCATTTAAAAGTTCTGAATCTTTTAGCTCAGAAAAATGATTATCATATAAGAAATCGTATTGAATATGCTCACTCATTAGTTCCCAGTCTTCTGGTGCAATGATATTTTTAAGAATAAGTTGAGTTCTTAGCATATCATTGAACATATTAGAAAACCTTTTTCTTAAACGCCCAACAAACTTGGTAAATTTAAGTTCATCTCTGAGAATTTCTGATGAACGTCCCAAATTAAAACCACCTTCTCCATCCATTCTTGATGGTGGAACATTTAGGGATCTGTATAGTTTCTTTTTAAAATATTCAATATCAGTAATTTCTCCGAGATTTTGACCTCCAGGAAGTGTAGTGATTTCAGTTCCTCTACCACCTTCTCTTCTTGGAAGCCAGAAATCTTCAAGCATACTCATATACTTCTTATCATCACGAATTTCTCCTGTATTTGCATCATACACAAGTTTATTGCGATAGCGCATCATAACATCACGTAGATATTGCTCTGCTTTTACTTTTGGTAGATTGCCAACGTCAATATAGAAAATTCTACGCTCTGGTGCGCGAGATAATCTATAGATAACAAGTGAGTCCTCAATCATTCGCAGTTGATTGAGAGATTTAATTGCCTTATGCAAATACGAAAGAGTATTGCCTTTATTTCTATCTACTAAACCAGAAGTGCAATAAGTTATAGAGTCCTTTGCCATTTTAATTCCTTGGCTAGGACCAGTTGAATTAATATTTCCAGTTGGTTGATCACCTTTAGGATTGTAAATGAAATATTCTTCAATCTCTGGAAAATCATAATCCATAGGATTATCATTTGAAAATCTCTGTGCACTAACAGGCAGATTTTTATTGTCTTTCTTTTTATTTTGACGAATATAACGCATTTTCATTGCGTCAATATAACGCAACTCCTTAATTCCTTCGTGTGGATTTTTTAAATCAATTACTTTATGATAATAAATTCTTCCATCAATATACCAATTTCTATAAATCTCATGTGATTTCTTATCAAAATCCAATAGATCTAATATGTATTTAAATTCTTGTCTTATCTTCTTTTTAATTCCATCGCTTGCATTTAGATTATCCAAATCAATTTGGATTGGTGAATCATTAGTGTCAGATACAATTGCTTCATTAACAATATCTTCAATAGCACTATCAACTTCTGGATGAAGTGACATCTCTCTATATCTTTTGATTAATTCAAATTCGGTTCTATATACACCTTCAATATCAACATAAGAACCAAAAAAACCACTACTCAAGTAGTGGTCTACTCCATCCTCATTATTTTGAGGAACTGGAGAGACCGTACTTGGAGACAGTGGTTCCGAATCTTCAATTGAAAAACCAAACAGTTTTGACATTATGTATTACTACTAATTGATCTTTTACTATTTATTATTTAACTTGTGTACCATTTTGATCATTTGCTCCACCAGTATCTTGATCAGATCCAGCAGACCAATACTGTACTTGGAATTCTACAGTATACTCTTCAATTGTATCTGAACTATCATAAGAGAGATCAATTGCACCAATGTTTGTTGGAAAAATTCCAAAAAACGTGTAAATTCTTAATGGGTCTAGTGGAGCATTACCTGAACTTTCATAGTTTTTTGATGATTCTGCCTTTTCACCTCTTCCTAATTGATATACAGATGCATTAGTCATATATTCATTAGGTGTTGTTGCACCCGTATTATTATCTAATTTGCTAATACCATTCATCCACAGTTCAAGTGCAGTGCGGATTTTGAAGTTTTCATCATTTATAATAGTAATCGTCCATGGATCAAAAGTTCTATCACCAGCAACCTTCAGAATTCTACCTCTAAAGGGAATGTCAATAGGACTTATATTTGATGCTGGAAGTGCTGCTGTCTTGCACAAAAATCTAAATGCTTTTGAAGTTTCTGCCTCCCATTCCGCACCAGCTTCCACTGCTGCAGTAGGTAGTTTTGGAATACTAACTTCAAATAAATTTGGTCTAGCGCCACCACCAGCAAGTGCTGTTTTAAAGTTTGAAATGGTTCTGAGTGTAGACATTTTTTAAACCTCCTTTTGTAATTAATTATCTAATAATCAAACTCTACCTGCCACTTCCTCAAAGGAAACGCCAGTTCTGGTAGCAACAAATGTAAGTGTGACGTAGTTAATTGATCTTGTTGGTTTTAGGAAAATGTCTGCCCTAAACTCATTATTATCAATTACATCTGGAGTGTTATTTGTTTGATCACAAATAACCAAGAAGTCATAGACTCCATCTTTAGACTGAACATCTCTTAGATATGGTTCAACAATATTAATAAAGTTTGCTCTAGTTGTTTGTGTATTTAGTTCAAAAAGTTGTGCCTGAGCAGCTCTTTCCAGTGCTTGCTCAACGGTAAGGAACAGACGACGAACATTAATCCTATCAAAAGCGGAAGAATATCCAAGTGCAGTTTTGTCACCGAATAGTAAAATTCCAATTCCTGGTTGATTTACAATTGCATTTACTCTTGCAGAATAAAGTTGATCTCTTTGTGCCTTGCTTGGATTATATGCAAGTTTGATTGCGTTGTTTAACACACCTCTTTGCTGGCCAGCAGGCGAGAACCAAGGATAAGCATCAATTCCAGTTCTTACCATTAATCCTGCAATGTCTGGATTGCAAGGAATATAACGGAATCTGTTATTGAAACGATCATAGGTATACTTATATCCACTATCAAATATTGCATAAGATGAAGAAGAAAGTGGTGAGAAGAATTCAATAATATTATCGGTTTGAGTGTCTGTATTTGTTATGTCTACAACATCATTTTTAAATGGCGAAATTACTGCTAAACAATCTTTTCTCTGCTCTGCAATTGAAATTAATTCTTGTGCCTTTGCTTGCGAATCTAACTTTCCACCAAGTCCAGGGCCCATAATTAGATAATCAACAGCAATTTCATCTTTATTTGAGAACAATCTATATGATGTCATTAAATCGCCAAGTTGAGCATTCATTCCACCAACATTATTTGTTCCGGAATAATCCTTTCCACCTCTTAATGTATAAGATAGATTTCCTACTGAACTAAATGTAACACTTTGTGCATTTTGATTCCAAAGACCCTCTGCTGTCGTAAATCCTACATATCCAGAACTAAATCCAGATGCATATACCGTTTCAGTTACTCCATCGGAAATATTATCGCCAGCATAAATGTAATTTGAGAACTGTGCGATATAATTCTTGTAGAAAATTTTCTGTGGAGAATTTACTGCAGATACGGTATCGAATGCCTTAGAAAGATTTATATGCTTTTCAAGAAGATTTCCTTGAATGCCAGTAATTGAACCTGTGTCGTCAATTACAACGACGTGCATTGCATCATTTTTACCATTTCTTTCCAGTACATACTGGTTAGTTGATGGTTTAGGTGCAATAGACTTCCAAAAAATTGTTGTGTTTGTTAGACTAATAGTTTGCTGATCGTACCAATCTAATACACCAGTCGATGGTAAAGTGGCAGTTGCTACTGATGTACCACCGTTATCGAGAATTGATACAGAGTTTGAAGGTCTAAAAGATTTTAACTGCGACCTTTGTGCATATTGAATCTCAGTTTCATTCTCAGCGGAATCTATAAGTGAAGTAATTTTTACGTCAAGAGTACTCTGGCCAATTCCAGTAATAATTCCTTTTAAATAACCATTAAACAATGAAGTTGTTCCAACTCCAACAGATGGTTCATCTTCTAATTGAGTTAGAACCGCATAACCTATAGATGCATATGTAGTAGCAATGCCAACAGTTATAATTTGGTCTGCTTTATCATCAATCATCGCAACCTTAAGGTTATTTGCCCAAGATCCTGGATTCTTTGCGGCAAATGTAAATGATACGCTATCTGATGGTGCAACATTTAGTTCATAATCATCAAAGTTTTTAATTTTTAAACCAGTTGAACCAATACCAACATCTGTAGAAACACCTGATAATACACTATTAGCATTTACTAGATTAGCGCCATCAGTTCTTACAACTTTAAGAACTCCACCATATGAGAGGAAGGATGAAGCACTCATCCAATACTCATATTGATTATCTTCATTTTTTGGTTTACCAAATACATTGATTAATTCATTTTCGGTTGTAATATCAATTGCTTCGTCTACTGGTCCAACTGCAAAAGGTGCCGCAATTGCTCCAATATTATCGAGAACATTATCAGCTCTTCCTACCGTTAAATCAACCTCTCTGACGAGTACGCCTGGAGATAATTGAGGAGTCGCCATGTTTTTCTCCGTTAAATCTCAGTTTATCTAAAAAATATTTATTAAAAAATACTTTTCAGACGGTGAAACGGTGCATGAACATCTACCAATCAGGATATTCCCACTTATCAGATACTTTGGATACACTTCTATTTGCAGTTACTCTCTTTATAGTACATTCTTTACACTCATACGCATATGAAGATGGTACTGGTCCTCTATTTTTTCTTGTTCTATAAAATCCATCTATTAAATTCTTTATTTCTCCACAAGATGTGCATTTTCTATCATTTAAAAGTAAATGACCCAATCTTATCTGCCCATCCAGATCCATTACATATACTCCCACATATAAGATCTATCTCCATATTCATCAGTAAACCAACGATCTCCGCTGGAATCTACAAAGGTATTTGAATCGAAACCATCTGATATAAATCCAAAAGGTGCCATATCTTGTTCTATTTGATTTTTTTGCTCTTCATATAATCTTTTTCTAACATCCTGATCCGTAAGTTCTCTAAAATAATCTTGTGCAACTAACCAAGCATAAATCACGAGACACATTGCCAAGTCATCATTACATCCTTCCTCTGCTTCAAATGAATTATGCTTTTGGATAAATGTTGTTAATTCTGAAATAATTTCATAGTCATTTAGGTAAAGTTTATCTTCCTCAATCATTGTTTTGAGGTTAAGACAACCTATTTTTTTAACAGTTTTGGACATCTTGACACCCAACTGAGTTTTCTTTCCAGAAAATCCTTGACCGACAATTTGGCCAGCACGACCCCTCATTGAGCACATAAGAAGATTTTTATATTCCAAATCATATTGAAGAATACTTGCTACTTGATCTCCAACATCATTAACTTCACACAAGATATATGCATCATTATAACTTCTACCAAGTTCATCAATAATACTTGGAAAAAGCATTGGTTTAATTTCATTATTTCTATACTTTGCAACTACCTTATGTGGAAACTGAGTAATATCAACAACAGTGAATGCTGAGTAATCATTGCCAACTCCTCTAGCAACGTCTACAGTAATCAAATAGTCGTGAGACTCTATAGGGTCCTCATAGACATCTAAACCTGCGCTACGTGTCTTAGGGTGGTCGTAGACGAGGTTTCTGAGTTTAGATGGTGCAATGAGAGTATCGACAGATCCTAAGAATTCGCATTCAAACTCAACTTTGAATTGCTGATCTGAAGTGTTTGCAATTGTTTGCTTTTTCCACTCCTCATCTCTTCCCGGAACTTCACTCCAGTGAACATCTGTGTAAATGTATTCGTTTTTTCCTTTCTCCGCATCGTGCCACATGCGGTAGAAATGGTTCATACCGTGTGGTGTTGATACAATAATTACTTTTGTGTTTTTACCTGAAGTAATTGTAGGATAAACAGACGCAAAGAATGAATCTGCAATGTGATTTGGAACGAACGCAAATTCGTCCAAAAATAAAATATTGAATGACATACCACGAACTGCAGAAGCAGAAGTAGAAGCAGCCAAGATCTTACTTCCATTCTCAAGTTCAAGAGAACCTTTGTTCCAAGAGAT